TATTCTTATCTTGGTACTTCTCTCTCTGATGGCAGTGTTTCAGAGTCCGCGCATATCACCTCACAACAGATTCAAGCATACAATGATGCTCTTTCTGGCATGGCTAGTTACATGCCTTATGGTGATGTACTCGCTGTCTTAAACGAACAAGCAAATACAGAACTTGAACTTATGGATCAGGCTGTAGATGTGTTTACTGAAGCTGTTGTAGAAATGGTACAAGTAGTACAAGTAGCTGAGATGGCAGAAGAAGCATCTACTCCAGACGAAGAAGCTCAGGTACAAGAATTTGTGGTTAACAACCAAGAAGTCCTAACAATCACACAAGAAGAAGTTACCGAGTACAATCAGTCTATAGATGACATTGAGACGCATGCGAACAACGCTAGCGCATTCATTGCAGTAGCCGCAAACGTAGATGCAGTAGACTTTTTACAACAAGGTGCTGAGAACAACAATACTACAGCAGAACAAGCTACTTTGACTTATAGCGCAAATAACCAGTGGGTTAAGATGCAATGGTCTGGTACTACCAACGCGTCTGCTGTATATCTAAATGGACAATCTTTTGGTCTAGATATGTACGTAAGTGATGCTGACATACTAGTTGCTGGTCAAGAGTCTGAGTTCTACCTAACAGGCCCTACAGCACAAGGATATGATTGCTTTATGTACGGAGACTGTAACTATGAGCCTTGAGGATACGGAACTAAAGATTGGCGGTACATCGTTTAAGGGCGTATGGATTGCTATAGTTTTAGGTATCGGTTCTACTATTGGTGGTGGAGTATGGACAGCAAGCAGTTTGTACTCTAGACTAGAGTCTGTGGAAGCTAGGGTAATACCTGACGTAGCGCCTATTGAAGAGAAAATATCGCTTATAGAAACACAGTTAAGGGATAACAACGTAGCGCAGTTACAAGGTAAACTAGCTGAATTGGGTACTAACTTAGTTACCATCAAAGACAATTACGATAAGATGTTAGAGTTCAAAGAAGAGATAGGTGAACTAAAACAGAAAGTAACTAAGATGGAAACTGTAGTACAGAAAGCTGAGTTAGTTACAAAAGAAGTAGAAGAATTTGAGGATGACATAAAGGTAGTCAAGAAAGAGATTCAAGATCTCTGGGATGGAATGGACTACTTATCTAATCCTCTAAAGTGAGGTATGTATGTTACAGAATCTTATCGGCCCTATAGCTAACATAGCTGGGGGTTATCTAAAAAACAAAGCTGCTGAAAAGCAAGCCAAACACGAAGCCAAAATGCGCGTCATAGAGAATGATGGTGATTGGGAAGCTAAGATGGCTGATGCCTCTGCCCATAGCTGGAAAGACGAATTTTGGACTATTATTTTAGCGATACCCGTGTTTATGGTGGGATACGCCATTGTAGTTAATGATCTAACGGTCATAGATCGAGTAGAGCAAGGGTTCGCTGCGCTCTCTAATTTACCAGAGTGGTACCAATATTTGCTTTTTATTGCTATAAGTTCTAGCTTTGGTATTAAAGGTGTTTCTAAACTAATGAGTCTAAGAAAATGAAATTAAAGTATTTTAAGGTAGAAGATTTTAACTGTCAGGAAACTGGTGAGAATGAGATGTGTCCTGACTTCTTACAGAAACTTGATGCGCTACGTGAGGTGTGTGGGTTTCCGTTTATTATAACTAGTGGGTACAGATCGCCTAATCACAGTATTGAAGCTAAGAAAGTAAAACCGGGAACGCATGCGCAGGGCATTGCTGCTGACATAAAAGTAGTGGGTGGTGCACAACGTATGGCTATTATACGTAATGCTTCTATTATGGGATTCAATGGTATTGGTGTTGCTAAAAGTTTTGTACATGTGGACACGCGAGAGACTACCCCAGTAGCTTGGAAATACTAATATGCCATTAAGTAAACTTCAGTTTAACCCCGGAATAAATAAAGAAATAACTAAATATTCCAACGAAGCGGGCTGGAACGACTGCGACAAGGTGCGCTTTCGTCAGGGTTATCCTGAGAAAATTGGTGGGTGGCGTAGGTTTGGTAGTAATACGTTCACAGGTGTTTGTAGATCACTACATCAGTGGATTAGTAATGCGTTTGTAAAGTACATTGGTCTGGGTACTAATGTTAAATTTTTTGTAGAAGAAGGCACTGTATATTACGATATTACACCTATAAGACTTACCGCTACTTTAGGGTCTAACCCCATAACCACAGTTAATACGTCTACTTCTGTAACTGTTGCGCATACCGCACACGGAGCTACTAAAGGTAGTTATGTCACGTTATCTGGTGTATCTGGCACTATAAACAATGTACCAGACACAGACTTAAATAAAGAACACGTTATAACAGAAATAGTAGATGCTGATTCGTATAAGATAGTAGTGGCTACTACAGCTAACGGAAATGGATCTGGTGGCGGTAGTTCAGTAGTTGCTACATACCAAATAAATGTTGGCCCTGACTTTCAGATACCTAAACGGGGTTGGGATTCTTTAGATTGGAACAACAGCGGTTGGAACGGAAGTGCTAACAGCACAGAAGATTTACGTGTATGGAACCAAGCTAACTTTGGTGAGGACTTAATTATAGGCCCTCGTGGTGGTGAGTTATACTATTGGGACACAAGTGCGGGTACAGGTACTAGAGCAGTAACTGTAAAGGACGTAAACAATGGCACTGCAGTTAACTTATCTCAAAGTTCGACGGGTCACATAAATACAGGTTTTGCTACGATAACTAATTTATCTTCTTCCGTTGTGCCTAACATTAGAGTTGGCGCTGAGGTCACATGTACTACAGCAGGTAAAATTCCAGCGGGCACTACTGTATTGTCTAAAATGAGTAACAACACAGTTGTCAATATAAGTGCAAATCCATTGGATAGTAGTGTAAGTTTTACCTACGTATTTGATGGCGATCCAATTTCAGTAACGAGAGACTCTAAAAAGATAACTGTAAGAGATGCTACTTTAGAAAGAGTCTATGAAGTAGGTCAGCACGTAACTATAGCGGGGTGCTCTGGTGATATAGCTGGAGTGTCGGCTTCGGTTATAAATGGACGACATAAAATAGAATCAGTAGATTCTACAGCTAACACTTTTACCACAGAAGAAATATCGGGGGCAGATCCTGCTACCTCATCTACTTCTGGTGGCGGCGCAAATGTTACTGCGCAGTATGAACTTTCTGCAGAGGTACCTGTCGTACAGAATCACTTGTTAGTATCTGACTCTAGTCGTTTTGTATTTTGTTTTGGTTGTAACGAGTTTGGAGATACTACAGAAACACTTAACCCTTTGTTAATACGTTGGTCAGATCAAGAAGATATGTTTGACTGGCGACCACGTTCTACTAATCAAGCGGGGGATATACAGCTATCGCAAGGCACCGAGATAATGACTACACTCCAATCACGGCAAGAAATATTGGTTTTCACCGATGCTGCGCTATATTCGTTGCAATATGTTGGAGCGCCAGTAGTATGGAGTTCTCAGTTGATGGGATCAAACATGTCAGTTATTTCATCGAAGGCCGCTGCTTACGCCAACGGAGTCGCGTATTGGATGGGAGTGGGCAAGTTTTACAAGTACGATGGTTCGGTGCAACCCTTGAGATGCGATGTAAGGAAGTTCGTATTTGATGACATGAATGAAGGGCAACAAGGACAGGTGTTTGCTGGTACGTTGGAGGAATACCACGAGATATGGTGGTTCTATGTATCTAAGTCAAACACAGCTAAAGTAGCGCCAGACAAGTATGTAGTCTATAACTATGCCGAAGACATTTGGTATGTAGGTACGTTAGATCGTAGTGCTTGGTTAGACTCACCTATAAACGACTTCCCACTAGCGGCTACTAATACATATAACTTAGTAGAACATGAAAATGGTAATGATGATGGTCAAGAGGCTACAGTCACTCCTATAAATGCTTTCATAACATCAGGTAGGTTTGGTATAGAGTCTGGTAATAGTTTTACGTTTGTAGATAAATTAGTTCCTGATATGTCTTTTGTAGGTTCCGATTCGGATGCACCTAGCGCTGAGTTTACGGTACTAGCAGCCGATGAGCCGGGAGCTTTAGACCATGTTTCTGAGGGTGGCGTGAAAACGAGAATAGTGCAAGTATCTACTGAGATTGACAACTATACAGATATAGTAAATATACGTATGCGTGGCAGAGACATGGCTCTCAAAATATCTTCTGACTCTGAGGGCACAAGATGGCAATTAGGTACGCCTAGGTTGAATATGCGTCCAGATGGCAGAAGAGGTAAGTAGTGGCTACTAAGATACGCAATACTGCAAAAACGTTTCATGCACCGTCGTTGCCACAACCACCTGCAGAATATAGTCAGGCGCTAACGCATCAACGAGATACTACGCTTAGGATTTACTTTCAAAATATAGACGAAGCGCTTACAAAGGCGTTGCAGTATGATACCAGTGACATAATTGATGGCTCTATACCTAATAGTAAATTAGAAAACTCCACAGTATCTTTTGGTGGTGTTACGTTATCATTAGGTGGCTCTGATGCTACACCTGCGTTTGATTTAAGCGATGCTACTGGATACCCTACATCTAGCCTTGTAGGTACTATAACGAATGCGCAGCTAGCTGGCAGTATAGCTAACTCCAAACTTGTTAACGATAGTGTGTCTTATGGTGGTGTATCTCTTGATTTAGGTCAGACTGATGCAACTCCTGCATTTGATTTAAGTGATGCTACTAACTACCCTACATCTAGTTTAAGTGGTACGATTACCAATGCACAACTAGCTGGGAGTATAGAAAATGCAAAGCTGTCTAATTCTACTGTCTCTTACGGCGGTGTCCAGTTGGCTCTTGGGGCATCAGACGCTACTCCTGCATTTGATCTAAGTGATGCTACTAACTACCCTACATCAAGTCTAAGTGGAACTATAGCCACCGCACAAATAGCTGATGACGCAGTAACAGATGCAAAACTTGCAGACTCAATAAACTCAGCGATTACAGCCAACACAGCTAAAGTAACTAATGCCACACATACGGGTGAAGTTACAGGAGCTACAGCCTTGACTATTGCAGATGGCGCTGTAGTTACAGCAAGAATAGCTGATGATGCGGTGACACAAGCTAAAATAGCAAATAATGCCATAGGCAGTGACCAAATAGCTTCTGGTGCTGTTATAGCAGGTAAATTACAGACTAGTTCTGTAGCAGCTTCAAACATACAATCTAATGC